CAAAATGGTTGAAGGTTCCTGCAAAGCGTATAACCGCGAGCTGGACCCAATGCTGAAAAAAATCTTCACCGAATACCGCAAAACCCATAACCAGGGCGTATTCGATGTTTACACCAAAGACATTCTGAACTGCCGTAAATCTGGCGTTCTGACTGGTCTGCCAGATGCCTATGGCCGTGGCCGTATCATCGGTGACTACCGTCGCGTTGCGCTGTACGGTATCGACTTCCTGATGAAAGACAAATACGCGCAGTTCGTCTCTCTCCAGTCTGACCTGGAAAACGGCGTAAACCTGGAAGCGACTATCCGTCTGCGTGAAGAGATCGCTGAACAGCACCGTGCGCTGGGTCAGATCAAAGAGATGGCGGCTAAATACGGCTGCGATATCTCTGGTCCTGCTACCAACGCTCAGGAAGCTATCCAGTGGACCTACTTCGGCTACCTGGCCGCTGTTAAGTCTCAGAACGGTGCAGCAATGTCCTTCGGCCGCGTATCCACCTTCCTGGATGCGTACATCGAACGTGACCTGAAAGCAGGCAAAATCACTGAACAAGACGCTCAGGAAATGATTGACCACCTGGTCATGAAACTGCGTATGGTTCGCTTCCTGCGTACCCCAGAATATGATGAGCTGTTCTCTGGTGACCCAATCTGGGCAACCGAATCTATCGGCGGTATGGGCGTAGATGGCCGTACTCTGGTAACCAAAAACAGCTTCCGCTTCCTGAACACCCTGTACACCATGGGTCCTTCTCCGGAGCCGAACATCACCGTTCTGTGGTCTGAAAAACTGCCTCTGAACTTCAAGAAATTCGCCGCTAAAGTGTCCATCGACACCTCTTCTCTGCAATATGAGAACGATGACCTGATGCGTCCTGACTTTAACAACGATGACTACGCTATCGCTTGCTGCGTAAGTCCAATGGTTGTTGGTAAGCAAATGCAGTTCTTCGGTGCGCGTGCAAACCTGGCGAAAACCATGCTGTACGCAATCAACGGCGGCGTTGATGAAAAACTGAAAATGCAGGTTGGTCCTAAGTCTGAACCGATCAAAGGCGACGTGCTGAACTATGATGAAGTCATGGACCGCATGGACCACTTCATGGACTGGCTGGCTAAACAGTACGTGACCGCGCTGAACGTTATCCACTACATGCACGACAAGTACAGCTACGAAGCCTCTCTGATGGCGCTGCACGACCGTGACGTCGTTCGCACCATGGCGTGTGGTATCGCAGGTCTGTCCGTTGCTGCTGACTCCCTGTCTGCAATCAAATATGCGAAAGTTAAACCAATTCGTGACGAAGATGGTCTGGCTATCGACTTCGAAATCGAAGGCGAATATCCGCAGTTTGGTAACAACGACGCTCGCGTTGATGACATGGCGGTTGACCTGGTAGAACGTTTCATGAAGAAAATTCAGAAACTCACTACCTATCGTAACGCTATCCCGACTCAGTCTGTTCTGACCATCACCTCTAACGTTGTGTATGGTAAGAAAACCGGTAACACCCCAGACGGTCGTCGTGCTGGCGCGCCATTCGGCCCAGGTGCTAACCCAATGCACGGTCGTGACCAGAAAGGTGCGGTTGCCTCTCTGACCTCCGTTGCTAAACTGCCGTTTGCTTACGCGAAAGATGGTATCTCTTACACCTTCTCTATCGTGCCAAACGCGCTGGGTAAAGACGACGAAGTGCGTAAAACTAACCTCGCGGGTCTGATGGATGGTTACTTCCACCACGAAGCGTCCATCGAAGGTGGTCAGCACCTGAACGTGAACGTGATGAACCGTGAAATGCTGCTCGACGCGATGGAACATCCTGAGAAGTATCCTCAGCTGACCATCCGCGTATCTGGCTACGCAGTACGTTTTAACTCCCTGACGAAAGAACAGCAGCAGGACGTTATTACCCGTACTTTCACTCAGTCAATGTAAGTGGAATTGACTGAAATCACGCGTTAAAAAGCGTACAATAAAGGCTCCACGCAAGTGGGGCCTTTTTAACACCCTCGCTTCATCAGTCTCTTTTGTCCGCTATCTATACTTAATGGATAACAGCCAAAACAGACTCGACATAGCCTTTGAGCTGTGCATCTACATAGGCCCCCGGATGGGCCAAATTCGGAGATATCACCGCAATGTCAATTATTGGTGACTTTATTTAGCAATTAAGCGAATGAAATAAAAGGATTTATTTCTGGTCACGTCCACACATTGACCACATCGTAAAAAAGCCCTGCCATGTGCGGGGCTTTACTTTTTTAGTATTTCAATGACACAATGAATTACAAGCATTTGTTTAATAAGGAAATTATTTTGAAACTTCTGAAAACTACGCTCCTGCTTTCCCTTGCCCTCATGTCCTTTACCTCTCAGGCAAATGACGTCGCCACTCTGAAAAAATCGCTTAAGCCGTGGCAGCCGATTGAAGTCTCAAAAAGTGGCGACACTTTAACGGTGGTATTAAACGAGAATCGGATCTCCCCTGACGTTTACGATGCTGTCATCAGCTCGGGTGCCTGCATGGATATTTGGACAAAAGACGTCCCTGCAAAATATCTTAAATCAACAAAAGAGCTGCATATCCTTAATAAGCATAAAGCTCAAGGGTATGTTTTGGAGCAGCCGCTAAATACCTGCAATGAAATGGGAAAAGAGCAACCCGAAAGAGCAAAAGTGATTATGCTTTCCCATACACACCTTTTCTGAGCTGCACCCATAAGAAAAAAGCCCCGCATTACGGGGCTTTCTTTTGGTCACTGCCAGTGCATTTGTTGCTGACCTGATGATGTCGGGTGAGGTGCCGCTGGTACTACAACGCCCGGCGATACAATGAAACGCTCGACCGTCTCAGTGGTCACAAACGTCGCGCTGCAGTTGATGTTTGTGCACTGGTGATAGCGCTCTTTGGTCGTGTCGGTAAAATAGCGACTTGTGCGGGCGTGAGCGGCGAAATGGCATTTTGGACAGTGAAACATGGCGAGCACCTCATTTATTTTCCGATGCGCTAATTTTACTCAATTTATCCTTATATAACAAACACATAAAAACAAATCACTGCATTAATTCTTCGCTTTCGTACTCCACATCCGAAACCTTAACCTCAAGCTCTAAGCCCGTCGTGTAGCCGTTCCCGTTGAGGTTATGCACCACACGGGTGATTATCCAAGCCTGATCGTCTATGACGCGCTTAAACCCTTTCACCGCGATAGGCGTTTCAGGAAATAAATCTGCCCGGCCAATAGCAAGCGAGATTGAAAACTCCGCGACACCTCGCTGCAGCTTGTCCCACTTTGCCTGAGCGGCGCGCATGGCCTGCGCCTTTGTCGCGTAGATGGTCGTCAGCTCCAGCACGTTGTCAGCCTCACCGGCCATATACTCACCCTCGCGTGCTTCCTGCTCTTTTTTGGCTTTGGCCTTTGCCGGGGCTTTGGTCGCTTTCGGGTGCTGCAGCGCGCGGAGGTGCTTCTCTTTGGGCTTACGCTTGAGCTTCACCTTTTGCTTTTGCGGCTTCGGGTCTTTGGTGTGCAGCCACTTTGCCGTAACGCCGGTATAGGCTTCCCGGTCAGCAATGGCAAACTGATGACGATCGCCGTCGCCTCGCTCAAGCGTCATCTGCGGAATGGGCTTCCCGCTGGCAGTCTTACCGCTCCCCGCTTTAAGGAATAACAGTTTCCCCGCTTTTACCGAAACTGACGCCCCGTTCCGTTCAGCCAGGCGGGACAGAAACACCGCGTCGGATTCCTGCGACTGGTCAATGTGAGGCACGGCTACGGCTTTCAGCGTGTCGGCCACGCTGGCCGTCAGTTTATTGCGTGCCGCAATCGTCTCGACAATTTGCCCGAGCGTGGTGTCATGCCATGACTGCTCCCGGCGCGAGTTCAGCGACCCGCGAAAATCGGCGCTTCGCCCCCGGATGGTCAGCGTATCAGGCGCGCCCCTGTGCTCGATTTCGTCGACCGTGAACGTCCCTTTTTTTATCAGCGCGGATCCCTGCCAGCCTAACCACAGCGTCAACGTTGCGCCGCGCGGTGGCAAAGCTATCTGGCCGTCAGTGTCATCGAGCTCGATATCGAGCTGGTCGGCCTCGAATCCGCGATTGTCGGTCATGGTCAGGCTGATAAGGCGGTCGCTAAAATCCTGGGTGATATCGTCGTTATCCAGCTTGAGCATAAACGCCGGGGCAATCTTCGCCCCGGTCTGAATATCCATTCCTGTAATCATCCCGCCAGCCCTCCCAGCCAGTCACCGGCAGACGTGACCAGATTGTCGGCCTGCGTTTTCAGGTCGCCATAAATGGCCGCCAGCGATTTATCGACCCGCTTAAGCGAAAGGCTAAACTCGATTTTTCTCGCCGCTCCGTCGCTGAATAGCTCGGTGTGCGTGTGCGTCACTTTGTCGATGACATACATGCCGTGGATCATGCCCGTTCCGTCAATCAGCGGCCACGCGCGCCCCTCGTCAGCCATCAGCTCGATGGCGGTCAGTGACAGACGTCCGCCGGTAATTTCGGGATAGAGCACGCCCGACAGCGTGCGCGTGGTTTCCCCTTAATACCGGCCTGCGCGAGCTCGGTGCGCTGGCGCTGTACCGACTGCCTGAGGCTGTTGTATTTGAGCTGCAGGTCAGCGGCGGATTTCTTTGCCGCTTCCATCGCCCGCGCCTGCGCGGTTGTGGGGTTCTGCGTGTTTTTAAACTGCACGGCCAGCGCGGCGGCTTCCTGTTTAGCCTTGTTAAGCGACTGACCGGTCACGGCAAGCTGTGCGCTCGCTTTCCTGAATCCGTCAATCCGGGACGCCTGCGCATTCAGATCGCGCAGGCTGTTTTGAGAAGTGCGGATGTCGCCGGCAAGGGTCTTACTGGCATTCTGGATAGCTTTAAGCGGTCGGCTTGCCCGGTCTACTGCGTTCAGCAGTACCTCAATCCTGACGTTATTGCTCATGGTGGTTTCCGCTTCGCTGCAGCGCTTTTTCGCGCCATGTGATGAGCTCGGTCACACTCAGTGAATTCAGCTCTGATGGCGGCCAGTGAAATATCACCGCGATATCCGCCATCAGGTCATCGACCGAAAGGTTTTCCGGGAAGGTCAGCGAGCCGAAGATGGCGACAAAAAACCGACCACCTTTCCGCCGGTAGCGGTATGCAATCAAGTTCAATTCTGGATATTAACTAAGATGAAAAAACGCCAAAAGAAACAGCCTAAACAGTCCAACATGACCGCCAGCGCGCCGCAGAAAATGGAGGCGTTCACCTTTGGTGAGCCGTCGCCCGTTCTCGATCGCCGCGACATCCTCGACTATGTCGAATGCATCAACAACGGCAAATGGTACGAGCCGCCGGTCAACTTCTCGGGACTGGCAAAAAGCCTGCGCGCCGCCGTACACCACAGCTCCCCGATTTACGTCAAGCGCAACATTCTGACCAGCACCTTTATCCCGCACCCGTTGCTGTCGCGTCAGGACTTCAGCCGCCTTGTGCTCGATTATCTGGTGTTTGCCAACGGCTATCTCGAAAAGCGCATGAGCGTGACAGGCCAGCTCTTTAAACTGGAAACCTCCCCGGCCAAATACACCCGCCGTGGTGTCGAGGATGGCGTTTACTGGTACGTCTCGAGCTTTACCAACCCGCACCAGTTCGCCCCCGGTTCGGTGTTTCACCTGCTTGAGCCTGATATTAATCAGGAGCTCTACGGGATGCCGGAATACCTTAGCGCGCTCAATTCTGCCTGGCTGAATGAATCCGCCACGCTGTTTCGCCGCAAGTATTACCAGAACGGCGCGCACGCGGGCTACATCATGTACGTGACCGACGCGGCGCAAAGCAGCACCGACGTCGAGGCGCTGCGCTCCGCGATGCGCGACTCGAAAGGGCTCGGGAATTTCAAAAACCTGTTTTTCTATGCCCCGAACGGGAAACCGGACGGCATTAAGATCGTGCCGCTGAGTGAAGTCGCCACGAAGGATGATTTTTTTAACATCAAGAAGGTGAGCGCCGCTGACCTGCTCGATGCGCACCGCGTGCCGTTCCAGCTCATGGGCGGCAAGCCTGAAAATATCGGCTCGATGGGCGATATCGAGAAGGTGGCGCGGGTATTTGTGCGTAACGAGCTGACGCCGCTGCAGGAGCGTTTCAAAGAGATAAACGACTGGCTCGGAATGGAGGTGATCCGCTTTAAGGATTACAACATCGAGACCGAGTAGACCCGCATAAAATGCCGCCTCCGGGCGGCACATCCTCAGAGCTCACCAGACGCCGCACACGCCACGCAACCCCGCCACCGCCTCATGATTCGACTTCATCACTCAGCGCTCCACCACGACGCGCACAGACGCACAAAATAAATCCTGTCACCACGTCTGGCGCGCAGTGCTATCCCCGCCTCGCCTGCGCGCTTAAGGGGTCGGTTTTAATGCAGGTGCATCAGGAGCACCGAGCCGCGCCAGCACTGGCGGCGCTCGGCCAGAACAGGCAAGCCTGACGCATGCAAAACCATGCACCTATTGCATGCACAGCTTATTTATTGATAAATCACCTTAAATTTACAAAAATCACGGACGTTGGCTATTTCCAAACATGATAGCCTCTCGATAATTATCGAGTCTATTTTTGAACGGAGAAAGATATGCAAGGCGAAGTTGACGAACAGCAACCCGATGGGGTTATGTCGGAGTTTGGATACTATCCAGTTGAAGTTAATATTGAAACTGAGCAATTTTCTTTGCTTACTTTACCCGGTCTCATTGAGAAAATTGAACGGGTTAACAATGATAAAAATGTTGTTAAAGGCTGGATATACCCAGGAAACCAAGAGGTGTATAGCCTGAATGGTGCCATATCCACAATGCCATATTGTCATCGAGTGTTCGGTATGCCCAAAACACACGCGCTAAAATTAAAAAAAACATCATCGTTAGAAACTCTCAACTTTGTTGTGTGGTGCCTCTCTTTTTTCAATGGAATAAGATTGACAACCACTGATGCTGGATTTTTAGATGCAACCACTATCAAGCCAACTAAGTTAACCGACTTTATCCTCGTTGGATGCTCTGAAAAAGAAGTCATAGAACTGGCTCTTAATTATATAACTAGAAAACACAAGGATGCGCATTCCCCCAAAAGAATTGCGGCAGTGGTGCATGCACTATTCCTATCTCAAAACCCACAATATCTTTCTTTTGAAAAATTCCAGTACCTTTATATGGCTTTAGATGGTTGCTTTGCTTTGTCGTGGGCTGAGTATGAAAAGGCTCCTGATAAAACCCCGCCAAATCATTACAAGCGATTAAAGTGGATGTGCAAAATTCATGGATTATCAATTCCAACATGGGTGTCAGGCAAAAAAAATATTTCTGGCATCCGCAATGATAATTTTCATGAGGCTATTTTCTTTGGTCAACCGCTTGGATTCTCCAGTATTAATAACAGTCAATATGGTAACGATATATTGCTGCAAATGCAGGCGCTGGTATGTCGCCTGTTAGCGGCAATACTGTCTGTTAAAGATTGCAGCTATCTCAAATCTTCGGTCAACACGCGAGAGTACCATTCACTAAAAATAAATTAATGCTAACGCCTCGCCGGGCTCGTTGTTCAACACCACCGGCACTGAAAGCAAGTTTCAGCACCGGCGGCGTTTGCTATCGTCGACGTGGCGGCGGGATTATCGGACCTCTCGCGGGTGCGAACACCTCAATTTTCGGATTGCTAATATCGAGACATATCCCGTAGCTATCACGGACAATTTCGGCGCACCCGACAAGTTCGGCAGGGGTCAGATTTTCATTAATCATAATCTGCTGTAAGCGATGGACGATTGCCATCAACTTTATACTGTCGGTTCTGTGCCTGGATGCCTCTCGATGTAATTTCGTCATTTTATCCACCCTTTGTTCTTAGCCAGTAAAATTGAATCTTCCGAAAATTCCCACACGCCATCGGGTGCAACTAGCGCACCGGGTGAGGCATCGTTTAGCGAATCAAATGAAACGGCCAGCCCCAAAGGATGCAAAATTTCATGGTTAATTCTGAATACAAGACCTCGCTTGCTTAACTCTTTCCAGCCAATCACCTCAAACAATTTTGATACCGGCGCTTTCAAAACCTCAATACTCAACATCACATAATTTTCAGCCCACTCCTTTAAATCCGTAACATCCGTGACCCTCACCGATACACTTTCGCCGGTATACCCGCGCTCTTGCTCCCATTCCATCAACCGGAGGACATCGCCGCATTGATAGTCCCGGTCATTAAGCCGAAACTCAGCGCGCTTTGCCTCCGCCCGCACAGCGTTAAAATGGACAGGCGCAATTTTTAACTCGTGAATTTTACTCATCTTCACTACTCCTCAGACATTGAAAACCCCGGCCACTCATCAGCAGCCGCATATTTGAATTTTTTATCGCCATAAATCACCGTAGCCCCACGCGCCAGCGCATCGAGCTCCCACCGTTCCGGGGTAATGCCCTCCTGAGCCAAATCGAAACGAATTTTTGCAACGCGATCCCTTTCTGGCTTTGTCATCCTGGCTGATGGCGCTTGCGCGCTGGTTTTGAGCGGCGCATTACTTCTTTGCTGCCGATTTTTGCGCGGTGTGTCAGCTTTTAACGCCCCGTTAAGCACCTTCACGACGTCAGGCTCATTCCAGCCGATAACCCCGCGCTCAATCAGATTTAACACCGCTGCAGCTTGCTCAGACGGTGTGGGGGTCATAACTGGATCGCCACCGCCGGTGAGCTTTCCACAGTTATTGACAGGACTCCGAGGCGCGGCAGAGCCGCTTTTTAAGGTCAAAGGCTCAACGGCAAAAACCTTTGGAACAATGCGCCATTCGGCTGTACGGGTTACATGGACACGGTGAGCCCCGAGGTGAGGGGCATAAATCCCGACCACTCTCTCGATATCTTCCTCGTATTCGTTGACCTCATCCGTCACCTTACGGGCGACCCTGACGGCCTGAGCATCACGCGGCATATTTGCCCCGCCCTGCGCGATGATGTACTGGTCAAATTCCCCTGCATCTGCAGCCGCCCGCGCGGCCTCGACCCTGTCGTCAAACTCACTGGCAATGCTCACCCCGCGCGGGAGCTTGCGCAGTTCGCGGTAAGCGCCCATCGTCGGGAGGCCAATCGGTTTAAACTGCGGGATGCGCCATGTAGACGCCCATGCGGTGACGGCGGCGGCTGTATCTTTCAGGGGCTTGCCGGTGTCGTGGTCGAGCTGGCCGTCAAGCGCATAGCCGTCGATATTTTTGGCAATGTATTTAGCGATATAACCCGCCGCGCCGCCCTGATTAAGATGACGAGACTCAAAGCGCTGTTTTGCCGCGCCCTTTTCGTGGCCGTCCTCTTTGAGGGCATAACGACGCATGATTTCGTTGATGGCTTTACGCTGACCGGGTTTGCAAAACAGCATCATGTGCCAGTGTGGCGTACCGTCGTGGTGCGGTTCGACAACGCGCATTCCGTACACTTCCAAATCGTTATCTTTGAAAGCGGTTCGCATCAGGCTCCAGATTCGGCAGAGATAGCGCTGGCCGTCTTTTGGCGTGAATGCGGTTTCGTTCCAGCCGTGATTGAGCTGCACCGTTTTGCTGTCGCCTTTCCCGACCTGACGAGTCGGGTGATATTTCGAAGGTGTGGTCAGTGTGATAAACATCCCCACGTCACCGGCGCTGGCCGCGTAGCGCTCAATCCCGGCGATAGTATTCATCAGCTCCATGCGACGTATTTCAGGGTTTGAAATACTCCCCATGACCTTACTAATGAGGTCGATACGTTCGCCGGTGACTTTGTTTTCCAGCTCGCATGATTTCAGGTATTCGAGATTAGCCAGGCGGCGCGCGTGAACATCGCGGATCGCCCTTTTGCTGGCGTAAGGTGAGCGGTCTTTGTTGACCTCACCGGCAGCGATGAGCAGCGCCTCGCACCAGCGCATACGCTGCGCCTTGAGCTGGTTAACCCACCACTCATCCTTAATCAGACGGGAAATTGCGGAAAACGCCTGTCGGATCGTCATCTGACCCTTACGGTATTTTTTCCAGTACATCGGTGTGAGGTTGAAAGCACGCGCTACACCGGCAACCTTCCCGTATAAATGCGCCTGCGCCTCATCGGTGAAAAGGGTTTCTTTGCCGCCGTGCGCGTGCGCCCATGCGTCGCTCAATTCCTCGTATCTGCTCCAGAGCTGCGAGGCTATTCTGGCCGCAAACTTCCTGAGCTCTTTGTCGTTCATATCCGGCAGGCGTGCATATTCATCACGCGCAGACAGAAACCCAATCGAGGCAGATTCATTCATCCCGCACAGCTCATTAACACGCTCAAGACGCGGCAGCAGCTTGCGCTCAAACGTGTTTTTGAGGAAATACAGCCCACCCAAAGGGCTCTTTGTGCGGCGAATGAAGTTATAACGCGCGGTAAACAGCGTTTGCAGGAAAAACGGCAGGCGGTCAATCCGGTTTAAAACACCTTGCACCTGACGGAGTTCGGCACGTGTAAGGGGTCTGTCGCGGCCAATAGCCTCGCGGGATTTGTTCCACGGATAAGCACCGACGAAATTCTCACCGGTGCTTTTTGGTAGTGGCGGGGGTGGCGAGGGGGCAACGCGCCCCCGGTTCTCAGCGGCCATTAGAGGTGAATGCTTCCAGACATTTTTGACCTATCTGCTCGACCTGCTTTTCCAAGTCTGAAAATTGACGAGCTTCACCGGTTAAAATGTTATGCAGCACCAGACCGGAAACGAGCTTGCTGATTGTTGGATAATAGCCAACGGCATCTAGCCACTCTTTACCGGCATTTTTTCCAGACTTAGCTATTTTCTTTTCCTGCAAAATAAACTGGAATTGGTCGCTGGTAATTACGAATTTATTATCGATAACAATATTAATACTCATAAAATCCCTGATAGTTTATTGCTGATTCAAAATAGAATTGTGCAGCTTTTCGGATTCCTGTCCCAACAGCTCGATGATTTCTGTGCGGTTCATTTCGGACTTGCAAATGTGAGCTATCACAGAATCAAGATGCGAGGCATAGCGCGTTGCAACAATGAGCTGCGCCTCTACCACAACCTCCATCAGAACGAATTTTTCATTCCTGCGTGGTGCTAAATGCTGCTCTTTCATTTCTCTTACTCCAGACAAAAAGAAGCCCCGCGCATTCAAGCGCGTAAAAAGTTTCTCTATTTAATTAATGCAGATATTGCTCGGGCTTGACAGAGGTTAAAATAGTTGGGGCATATTCAAACAGGCTGAATAATTCGCGTAACGCACGGAATAATTGCTCCCGCCAATAACATGAGTCTTCATTAACCCGCCAGTAAGGCTGGTTAAACTCTTTCTCAGTTAATCCGGCATGAAGAAATAAAGTGCGGCGCTGGCTTACTGTCAGATAACTTATATACGTCGATTCACTGGCTCCGACCTGACGACGTTTAGAAAACGCACCGCGCAGCTCGTCAATCGCACAGGCCAGACGCTCGCGATCCACATCGTTCATTTCTTCAAAACGCATGGTCGCGTGACGCTGTTTAAGCTGAGCATGAAAACAGACTGTCAGGCGATCGCGTTCCATCATCTGATTATAAAAATCGCAGGAGTCCTGCCAGCGTGGTTCTGCAAGATGCTTTCCGATTACTACGCGCAGAGCTGCAGGTTGTTTTTGTACTAAATCAAGAGTCATCACAGCCATTTTGACACCTCTCTGATTTTCATAATGCGCTTAACAACGACGGCCAAAATACCAGGCTTACGGGTACGGATGATGATGCCTTTACGCCCCCGACCGTGGGTGATCGTGAAGTTAATCGGGTTCGGGCTCTCGTTACGGAGTAACTGAGCAATACAACGTGGTTCATTCATTCTTAGCCCCTTATGCTGCGGCACGGCTGCGACCACGGCCTGATTTTGCGTAGCTGATACGGTTTTTCCAATCGTGCCACTCGGTCGGCGCTTCCTCGACGAGCTGCGCGGCATATTTGTCCCATTCGCGGCGGTTAATCCATAACTCAGCATTTCCGCCCGGCTTTAATGGATCAGCCATGTAAAAAGCTGGCAGTTTGCCAGCCTTTGCCATTTCAGCGACTGCACGCGGTGTCTTGCCGATATACAGAGCAAATCCCTCTTTCGACAAGAGGTCTGAAGGATGTTCAGAGATACGCACACCCTTTTGCTTAGATGGGTTTTCCGCTCCTGTCTCATCGCTACTTAAACAAGAAATTTCTACATCAGGCGTCAATTTGCTATCCTCCATAAGATTTGCAATTCACCAACTAGAGCTAGTTTGAGTCAAATTGAGTGAATTGCGCATTGCCAACTGACCATATAATTGGAGATTAGCAAATTTATGTCAAGTGAACAAAGTGAGAAGTTAAAGCTTATCCGCGAGTCTGAAAGGCTTAAAACGAAGGAACTTGCTGAATTAATTGGGATTAATTACTACACATATCATGGTTATGAGTCTGGAAAATCTAAGATGCCTATGGATGCAGGGATGAAGCTGTTTAAACACCCGCGTTTTCGCAAATATCGTGATTGGTTCATGTTTGATGAGGTTGACCCAGCATCCGGACAAATAGCTCCGGCTCTCGCACACTTTGGGCAAGACGAAACAACCTCGCAGCACTCAGACAAAAAGATTGGCTAACTCTTCACCGCCATTATTTATACGTAAAGTGCCTGCTATTGGTGGAGAAATACGCGCAACATACTGGTAAGACGAGTTACAAAATTAAACAAAACGTAAATCGGAGGGTTTCATGAGTATCAAGAAACTCGATGATGGTCGTTATGAAGTGGACGTTAGGCCGCAGGGTGCAGACGGAAAACGCATCAGGCGCAAATTCAACACAAAAGGCGAGGCTCAGTCTTTCGAGCGTCATGTTTTGGTCAATTACCACAACAAAGAGTGGTTAGAGAAACCAGCAGACCGCCGAACGTTAAAAGAACTATTAGACCGGTGGTGGATTTACCACGGGAGAACGCACGAGCGGGGTGAAATTGAGCGAGGTAGATTGACAACAATAGTTGCCAAATTTGCCGAAATGGGGGTTTCCAGAGCTGACCAGCTAACAAGGAAAACCATAACTGATTATCGCGTGGTAATGATGAACGAAGGTTTAAAACCAGCGAGTGTGAATCGACATCTGGCAATAATGAGTGGAGTGTTTACTAAGCTATGAATCGCCACGCGTTTAACAGACACCTCAGAGTCATTTAAGATGACTTAAAGAGAGGTGCCCATGAGCGGTAAGCGTTATCCTGAAGAGTTTAAAACTGA